TATTTTGTAATGGTCAATATATTTATGAATGAAGATTATGATAAATTGCTGGAGATGTGGAGAGACGAAAAGAAAAGAAGGCAATTTTCTGAACAAGAATTATCCAAAGAAGTTAAGTTAAGGCAAGAAGCAGAAGGAGAGATGAGTATTCTTAAAACTATTTCAGTTCATTCATCCCCGGAAATGAGAGATGCTAAAAAAGAAATCAACGAATTAAAAAAAACAATCGATTTAAAAAATGAAGAGATCCAGAGCCTGGATTTGCAACATAAAAAAGATCAAGACATTATCCATCAAAAAACCGCCAGGATTTTATCCCTGGAACAGATTGAAGAGCATCATCATAAACTTAATCGGGAAACAATGAAGGAGAACAAACAATTAAGAAATGATAATAAGCAGCTAGCAGAACAAGTTAATGACCAAATAGATAGACTGCGTAAGGGTGGTCTGTAATGGATAAATTTTTTTTAATTATTTTTTGCAGCTTAACTTTTTTCTTTTTATTATCCGTTTATATGTTGCTGTATGGCGCGTAAAAATTATTATAATGAAGGCGATTGGTATTCGGAGTGGCATAGATCCATTGAAAAAAAAATAGCTTATATTGACATCGACAGCTGCGGAATTTGTATCAACTGTAAGGCTCCCCTTTATTTAGCAGAAACCGTATTCGATAAAGGTCAAACCTGGAAAGCAACCACGACCACCGAGGCTCTAGCAAATTTAGCTGGACTCCCTTCTTTCCTGGTTTTTTATAAGGTTGAAAATCAAAAGATTGTCTCTTTCAGAATTAAGCAGCTAACCCCTGTTAAAAAGGAAGAGGCTATTCTACTACCGAGTGGCTGGATCGGAATGCTCCAATTACTTCAAGAAAAACATAACCCGGATTGTACGAGAAAATGAGCATATTTTTTGTCGGCGATCTTAATGTATTGAAGAATAAAAAGCTATCCCCGATCGAGCGGAGTGTCTACTTCTGCCTGGTCTCTTATATGAATCGTGAGACGGGTAAATGCTTCCCCCGTTATGCCACCATTTCCAAGGATCTTGGGATCTCCCGGACTTCCATCCATCGCGCCGTTCATCGTCTTGCCAAGCTCCGTTTGCTTACGATTAAGCGTTTAAGTAGTACGAATGAATATCTATTAACGCAGCAGAAGCTACTCGAAGAATTAAGGATTAAACGAGTGAAGTCTAAATTTGAAACATCTGATGTTCCAAATAGCAATGTATTACTAAAACCATCTTATTATAACTATAATACTAGGAAGAGTAATAATAGAAATTCCTATTATAGAAAATCGTTCTCGCAACCCCCCGTTGCCAATCATTCTAAATTAGTTATCGAATATAAAGGGGATAAGTATAAATATATCGGAACAGAAAATCCTTGGATTGAATTAGAGAATAAAGAAGGTAAAAGAATATTAAAACATTCGTTTAAAGATATTATAAAAGAAAGAGAAAGGTAACGCGCCGGAATGGAATAGTTTTTGAAATTAAGACTCGTCAAATTAATTGAAATATTTGAAAACGCAGGTATGTGCGAGCGGCTAATGCCTGGAATAAAGAAACCCACGGCTCCACGGATGTTTGATTTGTTGGAGATGAGTTATGAACCCAAGGATATTGGCTATTATGACAAGAAGCCTGGAATGCGTTTGCGTGCCAATAGTAAGCAGCTAACTTGTTGGGAGCTTGCAATCGATCTGCTTATGTTAATCCACCTGGAGGAGAGGCGGTTAATCTGGTCCAGAGCAATGCGCTATTCCTGGGTTTCACTTGCCAAGCGTTTCGGCTGCCACCGTGTAACGATTAAACGCCGGTATGTAACCGCATTACTGAATATGGAACAAGAAGCCAAATCTCACAATTTAATAGACAATATAGACAGAGTTTAATATTAACTTAAATAGAGTGGAGGATATTATGTTTAACACTCAAATTCCCCGTGGCTGGACACCCGCTTAAAAAAATCCAATGCGAGTCGATCGCGAGACACAGCGGAAAACGCTGTCGAGCCAAGGGATATTTAAAAAAATCGGGACATTATCGTTGCCGGTTCCACGGGGGAGCTTCAACTGGAGCCAGAACTTTTGAGGGTAAGGTTAGAGCATTAAGAAATTTAAAACAGTTTAAAAATTTTGAGGAAAAAGAATTAAGAGAATGGATCACAAGCAAACAGAAGAAATTATCAAGCGTCTGGAGTTGGGAGAACCCTTAACCCGGATCTGTAAGGATAATCATATCCCGGAAATTTCAACGGTTTACAGGAAAATAAGACAATCTGAAAGATTACAGAAAAAAGTTAGAGCAGCCAGGGAAACAGGCGTTTTCACTTTAATCGATAAATTAACAGAGGAACTAGACAAACCGGTTGACAACCAACAAATGATGTGGAAAAGGGAAGTGTTTTCTTATTTGAAATGGCTCGCTTCTAAATTAGGAAGCGCCACGTTCGGAGATAAAACAAAGCAAGAAATAAAACAAGACTCAACATTAACTATTTCCTGGGGGAGACCAAATGAAAAAATTATGGTTGAAGCTAAAAAAGATTATAAACAAGTTAAAAATGAAGCTGCTAATCAGTTACCTGGAGCAAGCTAGCTTGATTAAAAAGAAAAAAAGATAACTTATTAAATTTAGTGTATTGACAAACTGGCAATGCTCAATTATAAAGATTGAGTATGTTAGATTTTGTCGTTTTTGGATTTATTGATAATGCGGTTATGCTCGCAGGAGCGTTGGCTGGAATATCAGTAGAGAAAAAACTTCCAAAAAAATTGCAAACGGGTTTCCTTGGCGCAACGATTGGCGCTGGGTTAGGGAATACGTTTTCAGACTTTCTAGGCGGTCTCGGCGCAACGAATTTAGAACTTGCGTTCGGATCTGCTTTAGGATGTTTATTGGCATTATTTCTCATACCTTGTTACGTTAAACTACAAAAGGTAAATCAATAATGAATAAAGAAAAACTTGATGCGATTGCCAAAAAGAGATGGGTCCCAAAAGGTTACGTTAAATTAGAAAGAAAAAACGGAACCGGGGATTTACTTTTTTATTCAACCGAGTTAAAGAGAAATGATAAGTCTCTAGGTTATGCAGCAATAGCATATACAGAAAAATCTTTTAATCATTTATGGCATTACAGTTTTAAAACTTATGACCAAATGGTTGAAAGAATAAAAAAAACTATTGATGACAGGTTGCAGCAACAAGCTAGGGTTAAAGAGAGAAGAGTTAAAAGACTCGAACCGCACACGTTAAAGGTTGGAGATATTCTTTACACTAGCTGGGGTTATGATCAGACTAACATTGAATTTTTCCAGGTTGATGAGTTGGTTGGAAAAAATAAATTGAAGTTAGTAGGATTGGGAACCAAGATTCTTTCCGGAGATGGCTTTAGTGATAAAGTTGTTCCAGGAGATAGACTTGGAAACCATTGGACTGAAAAAAGAACTAACGGAGTTTATGAAAAAGATCTTGCGCTGCTTAAAGTTGCTAGATCTGATAACTCTGTTAGAATGTCGTCTTTCTGCTCTGCTTATAAGTGGGATGGAAAAGCGAAGTATCAAACAGATTCAAGAGCCGGTCATTAAAAATATATAGAACCTTGGCGACTAATCTCGCCAGGGTTTTCGTTTACCTGGTTGGATAGCCTGGTTAAAGTTGGTAGTTAGGCAAGAGAACCACGATCACGCGCGCGCGTATGACTACGGATCATTGGCTTTTTAACTAACGATAATAAAAGATTATCAATACTAATACTTCCGATAATTAATCGTTATCGGTCATTGCATATAAAAGTAGAGATTTTAGGAGAACAAAGGTAGGGTATACCCCGAAAACCGCGCGCCAAAATTTATATATATATAAATTGGGACCTGACACACAGGCACAGACAAACACTATGGATGAAAAAACAAAAGATTTTATTAAGCAAATAGAAAAGGAACGCAATAGACTCATAACCGCTATGGTGTTTATTTCAGAGGAGACGAACGGCTTGGTTATTCACTTCAACGGGTTCTTCGATGAACAACACGCTAGAAGTTTTGCCGATCGTTTGATGAGAAATAGTGGGGTTAATTATAAATCCATTAAAGAATTAATGGATCTTCCCACAGTACATTAAGGAGGAATATGGATAAAATAATACACGAAATTCAACACTACTGGAAAGACCACCAGAAAGTAGTGATTGGTATACTTGTGATTATCGTAATCGCGTATATCTTATAAGGTTAAATTATGCACATAGAAATACCCTATGTTCCACGACCGTTGCAGGATAAGCTGCATACGGAATTGGACAAATATAGGTTTGCGGTTTTGTCTTGCCATAGAAGGTTCGGCAAAAGCGTAGCCGTAATAAATCATTTAATAAAAGCGGCGCTAACAAATAAACTTAAAAATCCCAGGTATGCTTATGTTGCGCCAACGTACCGGCAAGCAAAAAGCATCGCTTACGATTATTTAAAAATGTATGCTGGCTGCATACCAGGGGTTAAGTTCCACGAAACGGAGCTGCGCTGTGATTTACCAAACGGCAGCCGAATAACTTTGCTCTCTTCTGAAAATCCGGATTCGATTCGGGGAATTTTCCTGGATGGAGTCTGTATCGATGAGGTGGCGCAGATTGATCCTAGGTTATGGAACGAGATTATTAGACCCGCTATTTCTGATCGGAAGGGGTTTGCGTATTTTATTGGGACCCCGGCAGGGATGTCCAATATATTCTACGATCTTTATCAGTATGCTTTATCCGATGATAAATGGTTAGCTTATACCGCGAAAGCGAGTGAGACTAAAATTATCGACCAGGAAGAGCTGGATGCTGCTAAAGCTCAAATGGGAGACTCAAAGTATAAACAAGAATTTGAGTGTGATTGGATTGCAAATATCGAAGGATCAGTGTATGGAAATATAATAAAGGTTTTAGAAGAAAAAAAACAATTATCCAGGGTGGGTTACGATCCATCATTAGTGGTTCATACCGCCTGGGATTTAGGAGTTGATGATAGTACCGCTATTATATTTTTTCAGCAGGTGGCTAATCAAATCCTGGTTATAGATTATTATGAGAATAATAGGGAAGGATTACCACATTATGTCCAGATGGTAAAAGATAAGGATTATGTTTACGGCGATCATTACGCGCCGCACGACATAGAAGTAACAGAATTTTCGACCGGAAAAACCCGTAGAGAGGTTGCTTATCAGTTGGGTATAAGGTTTAAGATTCTGCCGAAATTAAATTTTGAGGATGGCATTCACAGTTTAAAAATGGTTCTGCCAAAATGCTGGTTTAATATAGAAACAACAAAACCATTAATCGATGCTTTGAGACATTATCATCGAAAGTATAATGAGAAAATGAAAATGTTTCACAACAAGCCGGTCAAAGACTGGTCATCGCACGCTTGCGATGCTGCACGTTATATGGCTTTAGGAATTAGAGATTTGCCTAGGCAGAAAAAAATGTCTCAACAAACAGCAATGAGTGAATATAAAATACACGGAGATAATAGACAATGGGTTTCTTAATGCCAAAAGTTCCTGCGATGCCGGCTTTGCCAGCAGCACCCGCTCCTTTACCAACTCCACCTAGTTATGAAGATGAGGATAGAGCGAAAGCAGCCGCGGAAAAAAGAGCTAGAATTAGATCTGGAAGAACGGGAAGATCAGCTACCATTTTAACTAGCGCTTCCGGTTTAGCAGATGAAGATGAATTAATTTATAAAAAAACTTTACTAGGAGAATAATATGGGAGGAGTTGCAAGAATATTTAAACCCGCACCACCACCGCCTGCTCCTGCACCGGCGTATGTAGCGCCGACAAAAGCAGAAGTTTCGCAGGCAACCGCTACGTCAACTACGGATATATCAAGAGGCAAAGGTAGAACCAGTATGATTTTGACGAAAGCAAAAGGATTAGGCGATACGGATTTAACGACTCAAAAATATACATTACTCGGAGGATAGATGGCAATTACACCAAAAGCAAAAATGGTCATTGAGCGATATGAAAGTTTAAAAGCTCAACGATCAACTTGGGAAGAACATTGGCAGGATATAGCTGATTATTTTTTACCAAGAAAATCAAACATAACGATCAAACATACTAAAGGCAATAAGCGCCACGAACAGATGTATGATGGTACGGCAACGCACGCTCTGGAATTATTAGCGGCATCCTTGAATGGAATGTTGACCAATACGATTTCTCCTTGGTTCATATTAAAATATAGAAACGAAGCAACCAACGCGGATGACCAGGCAGTAGAATGGTTGGAGAGCTGTGCAAAAATTATGCAGCAGGTCTTTCAGCGTTCTAATTTTCAGCAGGAAGTTTTTGAACTTTACCACGAACTATTGGCGTTCGGTACATCAGCAATGTTTATTTCCGATGATGTCCAGGATGATTTAAGATTTAAAACAATTCATATTTCAGAAATATTTATTACTGAAAATGAAAAAGGTTTTGTCGACAGCTTAACGCGTAGATTTCATTTAAAGAATAAAAATATTTCTTCGATGTACCCGGAGGCGCAATTACCTAAAGCCTTACAAACGCTTATTGATAAGAATCCTTACGAAGATACGGCTATTCTTCATTCTATTTTTAAAAGCAATACTCCGATGGGATATGACAATAAGCAGAATATGGATTATATTTCCTGCCACGTTCATCCAGAAACAGGAGCGCTTTTAAGAGAAGGTGGATTTAAAGAATTTCCATACGTAGTTCCTAGATATTTAAAATCTTCATCCAATGAAATTTATGGAAGATCTCCAGCAATGAACGCGCTGCCAGATACCAAGATGTTAAATACGATGTCCAAGACAACTATTAGAGCGGCGCAAAAACAAATTGATCCACCTTTGATGGTCCCGGATGATGGATTTATGTTACCGGTTAGAACAACTCCTGGAGGATTAAATTTCTATCGAGCAGGAACCAGGGAAAGAATCGAGCCATTAAATATTGGAGCCAACAATCCGCTTGGGATTCAAATGGAAGAGCAAAGAAGAAAAGCTATTCGAGAAAACTTTTTTGTCGACCAGTTGATGACGGTTCAAGGCGTACAGATGACAGCAACGGAAGTTATGCAGAGAACCGAGGAGAAGATGAGATTACTGGGTCCCGTACTAGGAAGGCTGCAATCAGAATTATTACAACCATTGATAACCAGATGTTTTAATTTACTGGATAAAAATGCAAAATTTTTACCAAGACCGGAAATGCTTGGAGACGAACTTATAGAAATTGAATATGTCTCTCCGTTAGCCAAAGCGCAAAAGACCCAGGAGCTTTCGTCTATTATGAGAGGAATAGAAATATTTGGTTCAATGCAGAATGTCGCTCCGGTATTTGATTACATTGATATTGATGGATTAGTCGATCACGTTAAGGATGTGCTTGGCTTGCCAGCTAAAATTATGAGATCCAAAGCCGAAGTTCAAGTTATTCAACAACAGAAACAACAACAGCAAATGGAACAACAACAACTTCAACAAGCTCAACAAATCGCCGAATCCGCAGGAAAAATTGCTCCTGCTTTAAAGGCGGTCCAGGGTGGATAAAAACGATTTAAAGCAATTAAACATTGCTTACAAACAAGTTTTCAATTCCGATAATGGTAAAAAAGTATTGGAGGATTTGGAAAAGAGATGCAGCTATCATACGACTACGCATATTAAAGGCGATAGCCACGAGTCTGCATACCTAGAAGGAGCAAGATCCGTGGTCTTGTTTATTAAAAATATGCTCACTAAACGATTGGAGGAAAAATGAGTAGTGAAAATCAAGAGGTAGCAACACCTGTAGCTCAACCAGAGCAACAAAATTCGGTGTTGTCTGGAGACCCTAAAACAGAGACTCCAGAAGTAAATGTCGACTGGAAACAAAATATTCCAGAAGATATAAGAGCTGACAAATCTTTAGAAAGTATTAAAGATGTTGGATCATTAGCAAAAAGCTATATCCACGCACAAAAATTAGTAGGTGCAGATAAGATCCCAGTTCCCAACAAATATGCAACCGATGATGATTGGTCTGCGGTTTATGAAAAACTAGGCAGACCCAAAACTCCGGGAGAATATAAATATGATATTCCGGAAAATGCTAATGTCGATAAAGCATCATTAAATAATTTTTCAGACCAGGCGCATAAGCTAGGATTACTTCCTAATCAAGCAAATGGTATGGTTAAATTTTATAATGAAATGGTATCGCAAGGTGTGAAGGATGCAGATACAAAAGCCTTAGCTTTAAGAGAAAGTGGAACCAAGGAATTAAAACAGGAATGGGGACAGGCGTATGATAGTAAACTATCAAAAGCTGGACATCTTGCAAAATCAGTTGTTGATAAACAATTATTATCAGCACCAATGGCGGATGGAACTATGTTAGGAGACCATCCCCTTATGATTAGAGCTTTTGCTGCATTGGCGGATAAAATGGGAGAAGATAATATTGTTCAAGCATCGGGTCCCGCTTATCTAACTCCTGCACAGCTTGATAAACAAATTCGTGAATTACAGCAACCCGGTTCGGCGTATTGGGATAAACACCATCCGAATCACGATGCTGCCGTACAGGAAGTGCAAACCTTAATTAAAAAAAAGAATAATGAAGAGGTTGTTTAAAGATTTTGCTTTACGAGATAAGAAAAATCAAGTATAGCAAATATAACTAGGATAATCGTAAGACCCTAGTTGACATTAGGAAAGACTAACATCCAAGGGATGTAAAACCCAGGAAGATCCTTTAGGGATAATCAACCGAAAATTCGTTTAACAACTAACATAAGGAGATTTGATTATGTCAAGTCAAATTACTACTAGTTTTGTTGAACAGTATTCGGCAAACGTGTCGTTACTGGCACAACAAACAGGCTCGAAGTTACGAAGCGCTGTAGATGTAGAATCTGTTAGAGGTAAAAACGCTTTCTTCGATCAAGTCGGAGTTACAGCTGCTCAATTAAGAACGAGTAGACACGGCGATACACCTCAAATAGACACTCCACATTCAAGACGTAGAGTATCTTTGGCAACTTATGAGTGGGGAGATTTAGTAGACGATCCGGATAAAGTTCGTATGCTAATTGATCCAACTAGCACATACGCAAAA